ACGCGAGAATCATCGGAGCAGACCCCGATAACCCGAGCGATCAACGATTGGATGTCAGCAACGATCAGCTTCATTTGGTGTAATAGACTCGGGCCGTCCGCTTGATGAAGTAAACACCGTAGAACGGCGGAAGATTGTTGTGCGAACCATCAGAACCAGTAGTTCCAGTGTTCAAGCTAGAAGAAAAGTCGGTTCCAGATCCGAACAAGGTTCTGCCACCGGCATCGATATCCAACGCGAAATTGGCTCCAACGGTGTGCGTGTGAGACGGGATCTCAGAGGTAATCAAAGTGTGCTTATCCTCGCCAGCCACGCCAGAAGAGGTCGTCGTCCCCTGTACCGCAACAGTTCCGCTTGCGGCAAAAGCACCAACTCCAACAGGGAATCGCGCCGCAAAGTTAGTGTCCACTTCCCACATTGGCCCACTGTAAGCCGATGGAGCATTCGTGTTACCACCATCATAAGTCTGAAGTTCGGTCGTCGTTCCGATGAAAATGCGGCGTTCATTGCTTCCGATATCAACCGGATGTTTACGCGCCCAGAATCCGCCCTGATACACCCACCAGTTACCATCGGCATCGAGCCACGGATAAATCTGGTTGTTCAACGATGGAACAGTTGCTCCAAAGTTGAAGAACGAGTTTCCAATCGAAGAAAGGAACGTCGCCTGTGTACCGCTGATGATGTCGTTGGCAAACTGTTGATAGTTCGCCGGACAATAGTTCAGCGGAAAGTTCGGAGGCGTGAGAGTGATTAGCGTAAGGTTTGGCATACTATTCCGATGAGTAGAAAAATTGGTTCAGGTCACACGACTCCAAGATGGAACAAGGAACAAGCACTGGCCTGCAATCACCAACAACCTGCTCCTGAACATCGTAGGCATGAACACGGATGCTCTTGATGCGGCAATAGCCAATGATCAAAAGCTGCATCTGAACCTCGAAAAGATTCCGTGTAGGAGTGCTGATTGTCGAATTGCACACGTTATCAGACGGTGTAGGCAAGCGCATCTTCGGCCTGTACTGCGGCTGATAATTGGTGATCGGCAGACATGAAGACGGAAACCCGCAGAGGTTGACGCGAGCGCATTCAGCCCAATCAGCCCACTCGATCCATCCTGGATATTGGTCAGGCTTGTACTTCGCCTCGAAGTTTACATCACCTTCAAGCTGATCGATGAAGATGTCTCCGCTATCAAGACGCTTCAAACCGAACGGAAGCTCGAAGTTGTATGCTCGAGTCTGGAACAACCACTGGATCTCCTTAGACCCGGACAGGTTGACATCGAACTTTCCGCCTTTTGTGACTTCCCAGAGTTGAATCTTTCCGTTCTGGCCACGGGCAAAGATCCAGCACTGATCGCCGTAAACATTTTCAGTTTTGACGATCTGAAGGATCTTTAGTCCTGTCCAAATCCCGGCCCAGGCGGGCGGCATTTTCTTCCGCATCGAGGTGACGAGATCAAAATCGAGAACACCAAGAGCGCGATGATAAACGCCATCGTTGTCATAAACAGGCTGCGTAGTCATCAGCAGTCGGTTATCGAACACGACAGCAGAACCAGACCACAGCAAATCGGTCTGATCGTTCTCCACGATGTTCACGATCTCACCGCTGATGGGTGTATTCCCCCAATCGGTGAACGAGCGTCGAGCGATGATGAACGAGCGGATGCCATCGACAGCGCGATAGAACACGTCTCCATTGACCGTGATGGCTGAACGCGCTCCTAGCGCACCGGAAGTGAGAAGGCTGATCGCTTGGATCGGGTAGGTCAGGTTCTTCCATGTGTCCCGATTGACCGGAGCCTGTACGGAGAAGACGTAGCGAGGAGTAAAGACTAGGAGCGGACCTTGGCCGAGCGAGGTGTCAGGATCGCCTGGGACGGCCATCGCCGTGATACCTCCTGAGTCCGACGGAACCGCGAAGTCTCCGCCTTCATTGAGGAAGGTGTTCTCGGTTTCCTTGAGAACACTGGCCCGCGTTCCGTCTCCATAAACGATGTCTGTCGCTCTGAAAGAGAAGCCATCGGGAAGCGCATACCAGATGCGTCCGTTGACGTAGGCCATGACTCTGCCGCACTTGATCTCGTTGTCATCAGCACGACGAAGAGTTGCTCCGTTGAAGATGAGCGGTTTGGAATAACCGTCTTGGATGACGACAAAGTTCTCAGCCTGAACCATCCAGCCGTCGAGCAGGTTGGACGCATTCTTCAGGTCAGGCGTGGTGCTGAGGTTGATGAACGTGTTTAGCTGAGTGTCATACAACCAGACTTCACCGCTGATGAGGGCCAGAATGTAGGTGCGTCCGTTGTCAGCGATGTAAGGCAGAGCGCATTGGAATACGCCACCGATTTCATCGGGTCCGTAACAATCTTCCGACCAACCGTCAGCAGTGACATTCGTTTGGTCAGCGGTGACGATATCATTGTCTGCGGTTACGGTCAGACAGATGCTGTAATCCTTTTGGACGTAACCGGGGCGAGGGGAGACAAAGCCTTCTCGGAACGATGAATTGATGGCGAAAGCGACCTGATTCTTGTCGATTTCGGACGGCATAACGCCTGTATCGATGCCGCCCTCGAACGTGACGGTGCCATCGGTGTAGCGTCTTGGTGCGCGTTCGCTCATCGTTTAAGCTTGGATACGCTGGACAGAGAAAGAGGATCCTTGATCGACGTAAAGATCATGCGTAGTAGATACGATTATTTCATAATAATCAGTAATAGCAGACGCCTGATCTATGTAATTTAGCGAGATTGGGTGATAACCTGAGCTACTTACATTAAAATCATTGGAAGCGATAATATCAGAACCGTTTTTGCGAATGTAAATGTAAACGGTTGCTGTGGCAGAAACAGCGGCTAAATTGAAATATGCATCGATTCTGTAATATCCAGTGAATGGAACAACGAATCGACCGTTAGAAGCGTTGAATCCAGAAGCAGTGTCGATTCCAGAGTAGGAAGCACCGGAATAGGTTGTAGCGTTGTATGGATTTGTGACTGACGGCCCAACACATTGAGGCGGGGTGCCTGAAACCCTTCGAGTGAAGGCGACGTAATTAAACGGAGCAATCGACGGAGCCGAAAGTGTGATGTTTCCGGCGCTGTTGGTGACAACAATCGGAAGGGTTCCGACAATTTCCTTCTGAAGGTAGGTGGTTCCGTCGCCAACGGGGATCTTGTTGGCAGGAGCGGTGGTTAGGTTGGTGCCGCCATTGGCAATCGGAAGTGTGCCGCTGATATCCGCAACCGGGATTGTGGCGGTGGTAGAAACGACACCGGCACCGCCAGACCCTGCGGTCTTCATGTAACCGGCAGCGAGCAGGTCAAGAGCGGTCTCGTTGGTCAGAGTTCCATCTCCGGTACGGCAGATGTAAGACGCTCCGATTGGCGCACCGCCAGAAACGCCAGGGGCACCTTGAGGGCCAGCAGCACCGGCTAGAGTGATAAGCGATCCAGAAGGAATCGGAGTCGTTGGAATCGCGTTCGGAATACCGAGAACACCGGGATCAGGATTTTTGAGTGCGATGGTTAGACCAATGACATCCAAAACCTGCATGTACCCGCATCCCTGAACGGAAACAAAAAATTGGCCCTGAATGCTCTCTGGAAGAAACGAAGAACTGTCTACGGTTACATAGACAAAAGCACCTTGAGCAGGAACGAGAAAAAGCGCGGTGGTGTAGCAGAAAGCGTTCTCGCCATTCGTCCCATTGGTTCCATTTGTCCCCGCTGGCCCTTGTGGCCCAGGGATGTTGACGGCATAAGAACTAGCACAGCATCCGCTCATGGGTTATGTTTTTCCCATAACCCTCGCAAAATCAACTAGGAAATCACTTCCATACAGCGCCGACCTTGATTTTCGGAGTGGCCTGTTTCCAAACGCCTGAAACTTTGATGAAAGGAGTGGTCTGCTTCCAAGTTCCAGCCACTTTGAGCCAAATCTTGTTGGATGGCAGAGATCCTTGATTTGAAAGAATGGTGAGAAGCATTACTCAGGATCGGTCTCCATTGGGACGGCAAACCCGCCCCGTTCGTCCTCCGAAAGCAGGACCGCCATCCCTTCGGCGATCAGGTTGTTTCCGGTCACGTCATCGACGATGGCCGATTGCCCGGCCAGCACCATTTTGCCGTCGATGTAGATGGTGAACAGGGCCTTGATCTTCATGCGAAGAAAATGTCGCCAATGATGTCGTTGAGACCGACAGCGGTGTTGTCCGCGTCTGCGGCTCCGGTAACCGTCGTCAGCGCGATGCCGGTGGAAAATGCGATGCCGCCTTCAAGGTTGAATCTGGCCACGCCGTTGGCAGGGATGCCGATGGTGCGGACGACGCCGGTGCCAGCCGTTGGTGTCGTGGTCTGGTTGTGCAGCTTGACGTACCGGATGGCGGCGTTGGTGTTGATGAAGAACCAGCCAAGGACGCGGCCGGCAGAACCCTTGACCACGGTCGCGTTTGTGGTCGCAGCGGAAACTAGATGGGTTCCAGACGCTGCCCCGGTCGCGTTGGCGCGGTATTGCTGGCCAACGTCACCGATGGCGGCAGTGCCAGCGACAAGAGCAGGTTGCGTGAAGCTCGTCGTGACCGTTCCCTGGATTTGCACAGGCAAAGCAGCCTGTTGTCCGGTGGGTCGGATGCCAGCGATGTAAGCGGGAACGTTAGCGTTGTCCTCAACACTCAGAAACCCAATCGTCCATGTCGTCGTGCTGGCTGGAGCGGTGGTGCCATTCCAGAGCCACAGATAGAGGTAAAGCTCCGTATCGTCGTCGGGGATGTTTTCGATGCGGCTTGCACGCGTCGTTACCGTTGGTGTCGTGGAACTAGCGACCAGCGAGTCAGCCCAGTTGACGTTGCGGCCGTCTGCATAGGTCTGCATGACGTGTCCTGGTGACGCCGCGGTGTTGATCGTGGCAGCGGTAACACCGCTATTCCAGCCCCTGCGCTGCGCGTCCACGTTTGCCGCCGTGGCCGTTGTGCCGGTGTACTGCGTCCACAAATAGTTCCACCCGAAAAGATCGACCGTGCAGGAACCGGAAGCAGGCCAACCAGCGACCGTGAAGTTGATCGTGTCAACGCTGGGAATCGAAGCGATGGCATAGCGTCCTGGCACGCCGTTGGCACCGTTGATCGCGCCCACCATCATGGACTGACCGACGTTCTCAGACGTGAAGCCGTGAGCGGTCAGCGTGACGGTTATGCTCGTTGCGCTGTTGATCGTGCAGGACAACCCCTCGCCAACCTTGTCGGCCAGCATGACCGCGAAGTTGTTGTTGGCGATGCGTTGCGAAAGGATCGTCTTGTGGCGAGCGGTCAGCGCACCGCGAAACGATTGGACGCTGCGGGCAAGATACTCGGAGTTCGCAGTCGTGCCGCTGGTCAGGACAAGATTGGACGAACTTTGGGAAACACCGACGCCAGTGCCTTGGCGACGTTGGGTAAGCTCTGTTGCCAGCAACGAAGATCCAACAGCAGCAAAGCCAACCGACCAGATTTCGGCGGGCGCTTGTCGGACAACAGAACCGCTAGCGTTCGGAAGCGGATGGGTGGTCGTCAGCGGCGCTTGATTGGCAGACGTGGCAGCACCGGCGGGAAGGGCGCTCGACAGGACATCGACCTGAAGCTCACCGCTCGCATCGGTCTTGATGCCGCGAAGGTTGGTTCCGTCCGTGCCTCCGATCAGCGTACCGGACGCGGGAACCGCCGATCCGGTCGTCCCAACGGACGGGTTGGATGCGGTGATGCTGCCGGTGATCGGAATGGCCGATTGATCCGAAGAAATGACCACCGGAGCCGAGTTGGCCATGGTCTTTTGGCCAAGTGATCCAAGCTTACCGTCAATAGATGACAGCGTTGTCTCTGTCGCAGCACCGGAAGGCAGCGGAAGCGATGCGGCGTCGATTTCAACCGGTGATGCCCTGAGTTGGGTGTTGGTCAATGGACCGGTGACTGCAACCGATGCGGCAATGCTTACCGGCTGCGTGGCCTGGAAGAACGTGCCGCTGACAGGAACTGCCGATGCCCGAAGCTGCGTGTCAGTCAGAGGTTGAGTCAGGCCGGTGTTGGCCGTGACGGTGCCAGAGACAGGGACGGGGGTTGCCCGCAACTGGCCATCAGTCAACGGACCAGTGACGGCCACAGAAGACGCGATGCTAACCGGCTGAGTAGCCTGAAAAAACGTACCTGAAACTGGAACCGCAGATGCCCGAAGTTGAGCATCCGTCAACGGCTGAGAAAGCCCAGTATTGGCCGTAACAGTGCCAGTGACAGGCATCGGATTGGATGATGAAACATCCGTTGCGGATCCGTCTGTTCCGATGCCGATTTTTACGCGCTGATGCAAAACGCCACTGATTTCATCAGCAGCGATGGTTGCTCCGGTTCCTGGCGTGTATCCAACATTGTCAGCCATATTTTAGGTGTATTGAAGGTAGATATCGTTGTCGTTACCACCAGACGGAGAAGCAGTTCCGCTAGTAATTGTTATTCCCCAAACTGTATCGTAATTTATTGAGGAATTTTTGGTGAGAAGTTGACCGATGACACCACCGGAAGGAACTCCCTGACCTGTAGGTCCGGGCGGGCCGGGAGGACCAGCGGGTCCGGCAGGCCCAATAGGCCCCGGAACACCGCTGATTGCGGTGACGTTCAGAGTGTACGCAGCAGCGTACTCGGATATCGTTGTGACGACAGCCGTTCCTACGAATGCGACTGAAAGAGAATACGCGCTCATGGAGGAACTGTGACACCGGCACAGACGATCAGCTTGTAGGTTCCGGTCGTTTTAGGGCCGAAACTGCCAACAACCTCGAACGAAAAATCAACGTAGTAACTTTCAGGAGTCCAGTTTACGGTTCCTGCACCTGGGGCTACAAAGATGATGGTCGCGTTTCCAGAACCATCGACAGCGCCAGGAACGGTTCCAAAATCGTAGAGCAGTGCGCCTGAAGAATCACGAATCTGAGAGTATCCAACGATGCCAGTCCAAGAAACAGATGGATCAGCGGGGATAGCAAGAGTAACCGAAAACTGCTCGCCGACCTTGGTGGTCATTATGCCGATGTACGAGCAAGCGTCACCTTCGGGCTGGCACTCCTGCTGTGGACTACACGCCGAAGTTTGGCATCCACCGAAATAAAGCTGTGCTGGCATAGCCGAGAAAACCTTCTTTGAAAGACGGTCTTAATCAAGTCAAAAGCATGGAAGTACAGGAACAACCTCTGATACAACACAAATACGGGATTCGTTCACCCGTAAAAATCCCTGATCTTGAGCTAGAACTGTATGCTTTCAGAAACCGGCTTCAGCCAAGTGAGGGTGGATTGGGCACTTTCGATCATTTTCGTAACGCCACGAAAATGTTATGGCCGAAGATGAGTTGGAACCCGTGGCTGGAAAAGCAGATCGAAAGCCTTTGCGATCACGATTACGTCGGTTGGGCCGGTTGCGGTGCGTCCGGTAAGACCTTCGGGGCCACTCTTTTCGCGACTGTTTGGTGGTTGGCTAACCCATCGAAGACGGCAGTCGTCCTTACATCCACCACGGCGAAGATGATCCGCAAACGTATGTGGGCCAACCTTCAGGATCTGACCCGTACAACCCGTGGTTTTCCTGGGAACATGGTGGACTCGAAAATGAGTCTCCAAGCGGTCAAAGGAGATGATCGCCATTCGATTTCAGCGGTTGCTGTAGCCGAGGGAAACACCTCGAAGGCAGTGGCCAACATTCAGGGTATCCACGCTGACCGAGTGATGGTCATCATCGACGAAGCGACAGACACGCCAGAGGCGGCATTTGAGGCGTGTACGAACCTCTCGAAAGGTTGTCGCGAGTTCAAGATGTTGGTGATCGGAAATCCTGCGTCCAAGTTCGATCCACACGGCAGGTTCTGCACACCGGCAAAAGGATGGCGAAGTGTGACGATTGAGGATCAGTCATGGCTGACTGAACGCGGAATGTGCTGCCGATTTGACGGCATGAAGAGTCCGAACATCAGCGAAGGTCGGACCAAGTATTCATACCTCATAACGCATGATCAGGTGTTATCCGCTATGCGACATGAGGGTGAACAAAGCCCTACCTTCTGGAAGTACACCCGTGGTTTCTGGGCACCGGACGGCATGGTAAAGACCGTTTTGTCTGAGGCTTTGGTCGAAACTCATTCTCCGAACAAGAAGCTGATCTTCACCTCGAACGCCTACGAGGTTGCCGCTCTTGACCCTGGTTTTGGTGGTGACCGATGTATCCTGCGATTCGCGAAGGTTGGTACAGCCAATGACAAGGTGAGCATCTTGTTTGGCGACATCATTCAAATCTCGCCGAATGCATCGCTTGCGGATCCGGTGCATTACCAGATTGCCAATCGGGTGAAGGAGGAGTGCATCAAGCGCGGCATTCAACCGGATCGATTCGCTTTGGATTCAAGCGGCGAAGGCGGGGGGTTGGCCGACATTTTGACGCGAGAATGGGGCATTGTGCATCGTGTTGAATTCGGCGGTGCGCCATCGACGATACCCGTGAGCGACGAAGACAGTAGGCCATGCAACGAGGCTTATGACCGGAAGGTGACCGAACTATGGTTTTCGATGCGGAAATGGGTGGTTGAAGAGCGGATCGGTGGTTTTGATGTCGAGACGATGCAGGAGTTTTGTTCGCGAATGTTCGATGACGGCAAGCGCAAGATTTGCGTCGAATCGAAGACTGTGATGAAGCAGAGGACTGGTCGGTCTCCTGACTTGGCGGATGCGGCGGTCGTTTTGCTCGATCTGGTTAGGAAAACTGCTCAGTTTGAACCGAGGAGAACCAAGGCTGATAAGATGTGGGAAAAGCTCGTTGCTGAATCGGACATGATCTATCACGAAATCTAGTTATGGGATACAAACTATTGAATACTCACGTTGTTCCGCCGGGAAACTGGATCTACCGAGTTCCAGAGACTGGGGTTGAGATCATTGCTGGATCTTGGCAGCAACTTCAGACGTTTGTTGAGGAACATTACAAGGCCAACGCGATTCCGGTTCCGAAAAACATTATTGATTTGCTGGTCGAGTTTTCGTGTCGCAGAGGTGCGGATTGTTCATTTGACGACGTAGAAATACCGAAGGTTCAAGGAACCAGATCGTTCCAGATTGGAGATGTGGTTAAGTTCAGCATGAGTTTGGCGCATGGATTGACCATTGGAGGCGGCAAAGTTGACCCGGCAGAAGCTAACCGTAGGGCGGCAATTTGTGCCTCATGCATCTACAATCGTCAGCCGCATGGATGCAGTTCGTGCAACAGTCGTATCATAAAGGAGACGGTAAAGGTTTTAGCGTCTCATGGATCGACACAGTACGATAATCAGCTTCAGAGTTGTGAGTTTTGTGGTTGTTTCGTAAGAAGCATGGTTTGGTTTCCCATTGAAACCCTTCGTAAATTTGCTGACCCTGCTGAGAACAAGAACCTTCCGGCCCACTGCTGGAAAAAAACACCATGTACGGATCAATAGCTCAACTCCCGCTCAAGACCCTCAACGAGAACGGGACGGCTCCCGATACGCGCATTGAGGATGCTGCATCAGCGCGAGAAATCTTCCAGAAGCTCATCATGGCCGACGAGCTTCGGAACAACACCAGGGCCAAGCTGCGTGGTCTGGTTGATGGCAATCCTCCGTACAACCCTGCTGAGTTAAGGCGGAACAATCAGGCGTATCGGACCAACGTGAACTTCCGTGAATCGGAAGCGTTCCTGACGTTGGCCATGTCTGCCTTCTACGATGTGTTCGCCGAGGTGCCGACATACGCGACGATCAAGACCGCTTACGGCAACGACATCGACAAGCGTGAGGAGTGGTCGAAGATCATCACCGAGGAGTTTGATCGGCTTCAGAAGCTCGACAAGGACTTTGACTACATCATGCAGCTTTCGCAGCGTGAGATGGTCTTGATCGGTCATGGCCCGCTGATCTTCGAGGATTCCAACAACTGGCGGTGCAAGGCGATCCTCGCAACTGATCTGCTCGTTCCTGATGGCACCAAGTCAAATGTGAGCGACTGGAAGGTTGCTGTCGTTCGTGTCCGCATGGGTGTTGATGATCTGTTTGAGAAGATTCAGGACGAAGAAGCTGCCCGTGCTGCCGGTTGGAATGTCGATTATGTCCGCCAGCGGATCCGAGCGGCGATGCCTGAGCCGTACCGTTCCGGTGTCCAGTACGATTGGGAGTTCTTCCAGCGTCAGCTTCGCTCGAATGACATCACCTTCTCGGCTCGTTCCGAGGTGGTGCTGATGTCCCATGTTTTCTACAAGGAGTTCGATGGGAAGATCAGCCACTGCATCATCGACGAGCGTGACAGCGGTGATTTCATGTATCGCAGGCTTCGCCGGTTCTCGAAGTGGGAGCAGGTGATTCACCCGATGTATTACGACCGTGGTGATGGCGAGCATCACGGCGTGAAGGGCCTTGGCATCAAGATGCTTCAGGCGATGGAACTGAAGAATCGCTTGCGCTGCTCGATGGTGGACAGCGCGTTCGCTCGGACGCAGATCCTTTTCAAGCCTCTCAACCCGAATGCGCTGAACAAGACGAGCGTTGTCCAGCAGGGGCCGTACGCGATTGTTCCGCCTGATTACGATGTCATTCAGCAGAATGTTGCCGGTGTCCTCGACGCGCCGATGGCGGTGAATGCGGACCTAGAGAACGTGCTTCAGGGCAACCTCTCGCAGTACCGGCAATCGCTCAATAAGCCTCAAGGCAACCCGCGCACGGCGACTGAGATCCAAGCAATCGTCTCGCAGCAGAGCGCGATTGGTAAGACTCAACTGAGCCGGTATTACAATCAGCTTGATGCTTTCTTTGAGGAGCGTTTCCGACGTGCGTCCAATCCGAATCTGAATCCGATCACCAAGAGTGATCGCGATGCGATTGAGTTCCAGCGTCGTTGTCGTGAGCGTGGTGTTCCCAATCAAGCCATGCTTGACGTGGACTACGTCGAGGCGACTCGGACGGTGGGCCAAGGATCGCAGTTCGCTAAGCAGCAGCTTCTTGGTTCTCTGCTCGGTCTGCTTGGTTCTTTGCCCGAGGGCGGCAAGATCAATCTGTTGCAGGACTACATCGCCGCCCAGGTCGGACAGCAGATGGTTGATCGGTATCTGCCGACGGCGATCCCGAACGCGAAGGCTCAGGATCAGGCTGCTTTGGCCGTCCTCGAACACTCCTCGCTACGCCAGGGCAACCTTGCTGTGGTCACGGACACGCAGAACCATGTCATCCATGTGGAGACGCATCTTGGTGCGGCCAATGA